CATAAACATTGTTATATGTAACCCCACCCATTTGTAAATTAAATGGAAGGTTCATTCTAATTCCAGCATCGTCTGTATTTGCTAGTACATTTGTTGTTGTTCCAATTGTTGCTGCCAAAGCGTTTACTGCATCTTGAGCAGTATTAATAGCAACATTTGCCTGAGTTAACTGTGTTTGTGCCTCTGTCCTTGCAGGAGTTACTGCTGCTACCGCCGTGGTTGCCGTTGCCACTGTGGCAGTTGCTGTATCTATTGTTGCCTGAGCTGCTTGTATTGCAGTAGAGGCTGTTGCGGCCTGTGCTACTTCTGTTGTAATTGCGGTTGCTACTTGAGTAACGGTGGTTGGCGTTTCTGTCATCAAAGTGGCTGCTGTTGCTATAACTGTTGCAGTTGCAGACTCAACTACGGGGGTTGCTGCCGTGACAGCAGTTTGGGCTGCAACAACTTCTGATGTTTGAGTTGTAGCGCTTACTGGAATTGCTGCTACTGCCTGTGTAACAGTCGCTACGGTTGATGTAACTGTTTGTGTAACCGCAGTTGCTGTTTCCACTGCCGTAGATACATTTGATACTTCCGCCACCGCAGTAGTAGCTGCAGTTACTGCAGTAGTTGCAGCAGCTACGGCTGTGTTAGATGTTGTTACTGCCTGCACTGCAGTTGCAATAGTTGCTGTTGCTGTATCTGATGCCTGTGATGCCTGCGCTACTTCTGTAATTGCTGTTGCAAGCGCTGTATTGACTGCAGCCTGTGCAGGACTTACTACAACTTGTTCGGCGGGTGCGGGAGCCTCATCGCCATAGGCAACACTTGGTCCAAAAAGAAAAAGCCAGCCCACAATAAACAGGCTGGTTAAAAAGTATTGAATCTTTCTAGTCAACTAAGGATCCCCTAAGTAAAACAATATTTTTGTTTACTTACTAATTATAGCATAGGAGTATGTTTAATTAATTAAGAGTTGTCTGTTTTATAAAAGCCATTACCCTTAAACTGTATACCAAACGGAGTGAATGTTCTTGACATTTGTGACTCGCATTCAACACATGTGTATCCTGGATCTTCATCTTTAATTGATCTATGAGTTGACATTGTTGGGTGTGCATCATCATATGAGCATTTGTATTCGTATACTGGCATTCTTATCCTTTAATGTTGGTGAGCAGTTTGGGGACATACTCAGGTCCATCCTGCGGGTAGCAGCCCGCTATCTGCGACTCCCCGATGAAGGGGTGCAGATTTCTATTATACTATTTCTTTGTTCTTTTTGTCTTTACTTCAGTATCTCTAAGATCTTCAAATCCTTCTGCTGAATCAAAGTCATGAATATCGAACTTAACTGGTCTTTCACTTTCTGGAATGAACTTAGTTAGTCCTACCATCAAGATTCCGTTTGAAATAATCACGGAATTAACCTTTACATATTCTGCAAGAGAAAATGTTTTAACAAATGAACGTGCACCAATTCCTTTATAAAGATATTCTTTAAGAGGGTCTTCGTGGGCGGCGCCCTTAATTGTTAGTACATTCTTATCTTGTTCTACTTCAATATCTTCTTTATTGAATCCAGCCAAGGCAAGCTCAATTACATACATCTCATCTGGTCCTTTAACCTTAGAGATATTGTGAGGTGGATAGTTTGAAGTATTTCTGCTTATATTTTGTAGATCTTTAATTTGGCGATCAAAACCAATGAAAAATGGATCATTAAAAAAATCCAGTGTTGTTGTTACCATTATATTCCCCTTTCAAGCGAATAAATTAATATATGGACCCTCTAATGAGCGATCCATATATTATTATAGCAAAATATTTGTAGTTTGTCTACTTCTTTTTAGCCCTTGCCTTAGCAAGTGCTTCAAAGTCTTTTACTTTAGTATCCCCTAGGTATCCCCAAGCATAGCCTTCAGCAATCATTTGTTCATTAATAGAAATTTTAGATCCATCTAAAAATACCCAACCTAAAATACGTCCATATTTTTCTGATGAGTCCATTTTTTCTGTTTTAATAATAACCTCTTTAGCGTCTTTAATCTTAGACTTAACATATTCTTTAGCTTCCAACCCTAAGACTTTTTCTGCCTTATCTGTTGTTCTGCTTTCTGGAGTATCAATTCCAGCAAGCCTTACTCTTGAACTAAATGATATATCAAAGCCAAGATCAATTTCTACGTCTATTGTATCTCCGTCTACTACATTAGTTACTTTCTTAACGTGGTATTCGTACATTACTTCTTCTTTACGGTTGCTTTTACTGTAGCAGGTTTTGGTGCTGCCGCATCCCAATCTGGGCGAGCAACTGCCATTACCAAACTATATGCTCTCTTCTTAAGGAATACGCCATCTCCATTTGCTTGTGATCCTTTTGCATTTCCTGAAGTGTTTCCTTCAAAACAATGTAGATTCTTTCCGTCATTCTTATAAACAATTCCAACGTGCTCTGTGTCTGTTGGTGTCTTGTCAAAATTAAAGAATACAACATCTCCTGGCTGGGCCTGTCCAATTGGAACGATTCTCTTATTCTTTGCAAACCATTGTGCTCCCGCATCACAAGATGCAAAGCCTTTCTTTGTTGATGCTGCAACTAAGTGAACTAATCCTGCATCATCAAAGCATCCTGAAACGAACATTGCACACCATGGTTGGTGATTCATTCCATAACGCTTACCAAAAATTGTATCGTTATTTGGACCTTCTGCATATCCTTCGTCAGCATACTTTTTTGCTGCTGCTAAAACTTTTACCGCTAGTGGGTGTCTATCTTCTGCCATTTTATTTCTCCTTTGTTGTAGTTGACTATACTATAAGTATAGCATTTCTTTTATTTGAGCGGATGATCAGAATCGAACTGACCCCTTCTGCTTGGAAGGCAGAGGCACTACCAATATGCAACATCCGCGTTGCGCCGTCGGCAGGAATCGAACCTGCGACCAAGACCTTAGAAGAGTCCTGCTCTATCCCCTGAGCTACGAAGGCATTCCATTAATCGTTTGGAATATCTTCTTCGTGCATATTAATTTCTACTAACCCTAAATCTTTAGCCATTTCATGTCCTTCTTCTGACATTTCTATTGTTGCTTCAAGGTTATCATTGTACGTTACATTTATTAATCCCGCTTCATATAGTTGAATCAATGATCTGTCAACATGCTCTTGATGGGCCTGCCATAACTCTGGAGCAATATCTTTTGCTTTTTCTGTAATCTGGAAAATAAATTCTCCATCTTTATCCATTCCCGCCAATTCTACTGCGCCCATCTCCATATACCTTGATAACTTCTCATCATCGTCCATGTGATCTCCCTATTGTATCGTGCCGTCTTCATTCTTGTCAATGGTTTCTTCTACTATCTGCTGTACATATTCAGAAAAATGCTTTCTAATATTACCCATAGGCCTATATCCAGCAACTTTCCAAATCCTTTTATATTCAATTACATTTGTGAATGTAGTTGGGCATAACACTATTCCATTATACTCCTTTAATACCGTTGGAAGCGGAACATGCTTGCCACAGCATTTACATTCTTTAGCTTTCTCTTGATAAGTGCTCATATTATAGTCATCCTGTCCATTGCATCTCGTAAATTTTCGGGCATTCTTGGTGCCCTTATCATATTGTATGAGCTGGTATCTCCGTCATTTTTTGTTCCAAAGTCGTTGTCGTAGCTCATAGACTCATATGTATGTATATTTATTTCTTCATTTGTGTCAAATTTACTTCTGCTAATAGCATTGTAAATAGCCCCACAAACTGCATCCGCCAAGTCTTTTGAACCTTTTCTTGGGTGGTCAACCCTATCTCTCATTATCTTAAGTTGAAGTAATTCATCTATAAGTAGTTGTATATATGGGCCAGACAGTCTTTCTTCCGCTACGATCATAGCCATGTCGTCGTAATGTTTTTTGGCGACAGACAGAATCTCTGTATTGATGCCGTATTGTTTTAGTTGTTGCATCATATCATGAGAGTTCCATCTGTCAAAGGTACATACACGAATTTTAAATCCTCGTGTTTTTAATGAAAGAATATAATCTTTTACCTCAGTAAAGTCTACAGACTTATCTTTTGTTGGTGTCCAAAATCTAACCGCATCTATCTCAACCATAGGGGCTGGTTGCGAATACGTATCGGTAACTTTAATATTAACCCACTTGTTTACATGACCCATTGCTACTGCACAGTGGTCATGCTTTTGTGCCAAGTCTACGTGTATAAAGTATTCTTTATCTGGATCTGGAATAAACCAGTCTTCAAGTCTACCAAAATTATCTACTGCAAGATGCCCTTTATTAAAAGCTTTCTCAACTTTTTCTCTTGACTTAAAGAATGCATCAACCGCATCGGGGGGCATACACGCAAATCTAGACAATGCATCTAGTGGATTTGTAAAGAACGCTACCTTAAAATCATCAATCTTTCTTACTGGATTAACTTCCCATGTGGGCCTCTTAAGAGCATATACTCTAGGTATCTTGTATGAAATGATGTGGTCTTCTTCCCACTCAACACTAAATTCGTTGCCTTGTGTATCATCTGGCAAGTCTTCATCCATTTTAAACTTATGATCACGAACAATAGTTTCTTTTTGAGCCACTACGGCATCATATCTTTGCTGAATATAATCATTCTTATATCTAGGAAATGACAATAGAATTACTTTTCCAAAGTCTGGGAAACGAGAATCCACAGATGCACGGTACATATCATATATGGCTGCGCCTGTTTTTGCCTGCTCGTGCCCTGTTGTATTTTCAATTGCAAAGCCTGAGATTTCATCAAGGATAACTACAATTACGTTATAACCTTCCCAAGCCTCACGCTCTGAGTGTCCTGAGTGTACTGTAATAGCCTTATCAAATTTAACTTCAGAAGCTTTATCTGTATACTTTCCAGCAAACCACGGTGACTTTTCAATTCTTGTTTTAAACCCTTTAAAGAATACGTTGCTTGCCTGTTGAGAGTTAATAGCAATGTTAATAATATCAATGCTGTCTCCTGGAGGCTTTCCATAATATGTCGCTGGGTCCTTGAGGCATAATAGTAAATATACTATATATGAGGTTGCAATGGTTGAGCAATAATCTTTGCCCGACCCTTTTCCTAATTGAGCCACTACTTCATTAGCAGTTTGTTTAAATCTTATCTTTCCTTCTTCTTCTCCAAATAATTTGATGAGGGTTGACTCTTTATAGATCTGCGAACTTTTTTCGATAAGCGTGTACTGATAGTCGGAAAGTTCTGGAAGCCCAAGGTATTCTGGACTTCTAACAAACGTTTTAAGATCGACTGGTTTTTCATCGAACTCCTCTCCATCGAGCATGTCGATGAGGTCATTAAAATCAAACGACATCGGCTTCCTCTACTGGGACTGACTCAATTACTCCAGTAATTTGGGATAACCTTTTTGCTACTTCCATCTTACACTTAGGGCATATTGATGTAGTCTCTTTTAAAATTCTAACAAGGATGTCTTGCTTGCGCTCTGTCTCTGCAATTTGTGATGCAATTTCATTATTTTCAAGTACGCCAATAGATTGAAGCATTGCAATTCTTTTGGTCTCTATATCCGCAATAAGCTTTAATGCGCCAGACTTTATTCCTAATTGGCCAGATTGATCTGCATCTTCTACTGTTTTCCACGCCTCTTTGATAAGCATGGCATAGTGCTGATCCGCCCCTGAGATAGCCTCTCGGGCACGATCTCTGATATTGCTATCATTATGTACTACATCTTTCCAGTCGTCAATTAGCTCAAGGACTTCTTTGCGCTGGATCCCAGTAGTGGTGGCAATCTGGGTGGGCGTACTTCCTTTAAGAAGTTCTTCAACCACCTTGTTCATTCTATCAAAATGCTCTGATAATTCTATTTCGCTCATTACTATATTATACTTTCAGTCGACTAAAATGTCAATCAGATTTAGACTTTGCAATCTTATATAATATTAAATAGCCAATCAAATCATCAATATCATTGTCTCCAGCAAAGCCTTGGTTGTTCTTTACTCTGTTTAATTTATCATCAATACGAACTTTTAATTGTTCTGTTGAATCCGCCGTTGAAAATATTCTTGCAGGTTCTAAAGCCGAGTTACCATATGATATATTCTTTTCAATTAGCATATGTGCAATTTCATGGCAGGTTGCCCAGATCTTATTGCCTGCTGGAGCACCCACAGATTTTAAATATAAGTCGCTGCATTTAAATTGAGATACATCCTCAAATACTGGCTTTAACATACTATCTCCTAATCAGTTCAAATCGTAGGTCATTATTTTCTCTACCTACAAATGTCACCTGAAATAACGGAACGTTATCCCAGTAGTACCTTCCAAACAATTCATACAATTCTTTTTCAGGATCAAAATAGTCAAATGTTTCATGGTGAAAAACTTTCTTATGCGTTGGATCACGATAAGATAATTCGTTGTCCCATGCTGGAAGTCTTAAAGTAAGTTTTCCGCCGACCTTAAGTATCCTATGACATTCAGCCAGCCAATCTACAATTTCTGTATTTAGATGCTCAAACACATCAATTGCATAGATTTCATCCCACTCCTCATTTTCACAAGGCCAAGGTAATACCTGGAGGTCCCACGCTACGTCTATCCAGTCTGAATGCTTTATTCTATCATGGTGTACGGCACCTTGTAAAGGAACTGACCCAGAGCCAAGCTCTAATATTTTCATCTTTTTTTAATTAATCCAAACTGATCTAGGTATCTTTGAATAGTCATAGCAGAGACTTTGCATTCTTCTGCAATTTCTGTAATAGTTTTCTTTTGAACCACATACCTTCTATGTAGCCAATCTTTACTTTGATATAACTTCATCGCTCTGTCAATACTTTGTTAGCATAATGTGCAATACCAAAGCTATCTGCAACGTCAAAATCCACCACATTTAAATTATACTTTCTGTTAAAGTAATCAGCAGTTCTCTGCTTTCTCATATTTCTTAATTTATTTTGATACCAGGAATCTGCGTATCCTGGGTTTAATGCTCTTATTGCCTGCTTCTCTTCCTTTGTAGGGTTCTTGTTGCCTATGTATGCCTGCCAAGAGGACGGGGCTATCGTAATAACCTTTGCTCCAGTAGACATTAGTTCTGCTATAACAACCCCATAAACATATGATAGTTTAATTACAGCATCAGCAGACTTCACAAACACTGCACCTTCAACAACAATGTAATCTGACTTTAGTTCTTCAAGCATAGAATGCATTTTATTTTTTGCATCGTGAATCTTTTCATATATATCTTCGCCCAGCAGATTAACCTTACCCCATTTTAATGGGACATCATTTTCCATTAAGCAAAAAGCAATAGAGTTAGTAGAGGCATCTATTCCTAGTACCCTGTTAGCTTGAGTCTTCTTTAAACTAGCTAATGTCATCTAGCATCCTAAATAGTTTACTTTTGTTTTCCAGATTAATATTCTTTTCGCATGTTGCACAAAAGTCTCCCTTGTTGTATCTGCTAAGCTGATGACCGCACCTACCGCATGGCCTTAATGCACCATTTCTAATTGCTTTGCGCTCATAATACTTTTCCATAATTCTACGATTAGTAGCAATTCTGCAACACTCATCCGCACAATACTTTTGATTATGCGTCTTAGGCTTAAAATTCTTTTTACATTCCGAATTGGCGCAGATCATACAGAAGGAACCTCAAATTTTTCAATTTGAACCGTGCCAACTGGTGTCTCTTTGGAGTAGCATTCTTTTTTAACTGGGCAATATGTACAAGGCATTTTTGACTTTGTAGCCCCAGCAGGTCTCATTGGTAGGTCGCCATCTTTAAAGTTATCCCAAACTTCACACATCCAAAGAAATGTGTCTTCAATAATCTTTGTATTTCTTTCATTCATTGAAATTGGAATAACTAATATTTCTTGGGTATTCTTATTTTCATATAGGAAGAATCCCTCTTTAGCCTTCTTTAGCTTCATGTATGTTAGAAGCTGAAGCATATGATTAGCGGTAGGTTTCATCTCAGACTGTCTGGTATCCCATACTTCTTGCTTAGCCGTTTTAATTTCACCGATTACGGTTTCACCATCATACTCCATAATTAAATCTATAAAGCCTCTGATGGGTGGGTATTCATTTAGAATCTCTTCTTCTTCCATTTTGAATTGAGGCATAGTAGAGATAAGTTTCTGAAGTCTTTCGTGAGCCTGTGTTCCCTGCGCCATATTGGCGACTGCAACTGCATCATTATCATCAATGAACATTGCACCAGAGAAGGCCATGTACCAATATCGTGGGCATGTGCCGTGACCGTACCCAAGAGAACTTGGGCTAAATGACTTCTTTGTCATCTCTCCGTCTGCACGTTTAGTATTTCGATAAGACTCATCAAGCAGTTGAGCAAATAATTCTGGATCAAAGAACTTGCCAGTATGCTTTTTAAACTTTAAATTCTTTACTATATCTCTACCCATTTAGGAGTTATACCTCACAACATATTTAAGCGCATCAACCAATTTGTCTATGGACTCTTTTACAGAATAATATATATTCTTTTTATTATTATTTGCCGTTCCAGCCTTGTCCTTAGCAATTGTAGAGTATACAGATGCAAGCACTGCAAACTTTGTTGACATTGCTTGAAGCTCCATAATTAAATGTGGAGCTTTTGCTGATGGAACATCAGGATTCATTAATAATTTTACCACAATTGCAAGGGCTCTGTCTAAGTGTTCATCTTTCATAAACTCATGCAGATCATTGAACTCTGTGATATCACTAATTAACTCAAGAGTATTTTTATCTTCAGCCATTCTTTATCCTCTTATCCCACTTATCTATAAATAGCCCCATAGGGTATCCAATTACAAAACCAATCATTAATCCAATAAGGAATGCTGTCATGCGAATGCCTTTTGAACTAACGCATATCCAATCCATAATCCAACAATACCCATTAGGCCAGCAAATACTGGTGGGGCAGGGATAGGCAGTTTGAATATGCTAAATACTCCACCTACTGCAACTCCAGTTAGAGTTGTATAGATAAGTTCTTTCATTAGAATGGGACCTCTACTGATTCAATATCCCATGTAGCTTTTGGCGACCACGAGTTGTCTGGTGTTGAAGATGATTCTTTCTTTGACAAAGACCATGTTGTTACTGCAATTGTGTCTGCATTAACATCATAAGATGTACGGCTATTGCCTTCTCTATCTTTCCATGTCTCTTCATAAATCTTACCTACAATAACTACTTCTTGGCCTTTCTTTAGAGTAGCAATACTCTGTTCCGCCAAACTTTTCCACGCCTTAACAGTCCACCAAGATGTGTCTTTATCATCCCAGATTCCTGTTGAATCATTCTTTACGCGGTCATTAGATACAATACGTAGTCTAACTCCGCCTCCATTAAGCTTAACTGGATCTTGCCCTACACGACCAACGATTGTAATTGTTGGATTAGCCATTATTATTTTCCTCCCAGAATGCGATCAAGTCTTCTAAGACTGACCACTCAATGATTCCAAGACGAACCTTGGAATCCTCACCGATAATAATTTTAAGGGCAGGATGCATATCTCTGCTTACCTTAAAAGTATCTGTACAGATTTTAGCCCATACATCTTTATTTAAATTAAATGAAGCTTTGGCTTCCTTGTAGTCTACAAGAAATTGATTCCATTTTGCATCACCTTTTTGATAATCACCGCGGCCACTATTCTTTTGCGCCTTAGCACCATCACGTTTTACTTCTGATCTCTCTGACACTAAGCAACCGTATACAAATTTTTATGACCATCTGGGCATTCCCAAGATATAGTCATATTGATTGCATCCCAGTAGTATACGTCAGAATTCTTATCACACTTAGAACAAGGCTTAATTCCGTCAAACTTTTCTAGCTCAGAAGCCATTATTTTCTCAGGTTTATTAAGAAATTCATTAATGTTTGGCATTTATCTCTCCTATTAATGTGTCTACAACATCTGGATTTTCTTTTAAGTATGCTACAGCTTTTGCACGTCCTTGAAAACGTTCTTTATTTACTGTATACCATGCACCACCCTTTTCTACAAT